TCCAAAATAACTTTGCAGGTGTTAATTAAATATAAATATGAATTATTTCTATAAAAAACAATTTTATATAGAAAATAGTTATATATTTGCACACAAAATAGAAGTAGTCTATGAATTTATTTGGTTTAACAATTGAATTTGCATCAACAAAAAACGGTGTTGTTGAGATAAATCCTAACTTGGAAGAGATATGGGGTGAATCTGCAGCTAACTATTTTATTGATTGTTCTACTATTTATGGAAGGTCAAAGGCATATAAAAAATGTGATGTTGTAAGGACGGTTATCGGGAAATCTTCAAATGCTATTGCTAATTTAAAAGTTTGGGCATTGGATGAAGATGGGAAACAAGTAAATACAGCACAATCGAAAAGAATACTTTCAAAATTAGAAAGACCAAATCCGAAAGAGGATTTTAAACGGTTTTTTAGAAAATTAGATTTATATTGCAAACTACATGGGAAAGCATACGTTCACAAGGTTTACAGTAATCTGTTTAAAGAGTATAATTACTATGTTATTCCTAATGAATTTATTACAGAGCTTTATTTAAACGAAACTGACGAACTTTTTAATAGAAAAGTAGATAAATATGTTGTAAATGACCAAACAGAAAACTATGAGATTTTGCCAAAAGATATTCATATTTTTTATGATGGAACGCTAAATCAAACTTTGCCTTACGAATCAATAGGTGGAAGTAGATTAGAATCATTATCAGAGGTTATTTCTACATATATTGTGCTTTGGGAGGTTCTGACAGAGCTTTATGGTGATAGTGGTGCAAGAAATATAATTTCAATGGGTGTTAAAGATGCTGCAATGGCTAGTTTACCATCATTGAAATCAGAAAAAGAATCATTTTATAAGACATTAAAGAATTTTGGTGGAAGACGTAAACAAGATAAAAACTTAGTAGTTACAACCGATGCTAAAGTTAGTCAATTGACGGCTAAAATGTCTGAAATGGAGTTTGCAAACATTATAATTGAATGCAAAAAAGCTATTGCTAATGCTTTTGATTGCCCTGCTGTTCTTTTAGACATTGAAAGTGCAAGATTTAAAAATTCAACAGAAGCTATTAAAAATTTATATACTCAAAGTGCAATACCAGTAGCTGAATACTATTTTAGCGAATGGTTGCAAATGATAGGTGAATTAATATTACCATTTAGGCTAATGGCTGATTATTCACATTTAGAGTTTTATCAAGAAGCTGAATTAGCAAAAGGAGTAGCATTTCAACAAATGGCTAGTGCTATATCAACTTTAAGTACAACATTGGTAGGGAATAAACCTGTGATTAACAATAGTGAAGCACGAATTAAACTTAACTTAGAATGAAAAAGCTGGAATTTAGAACACTTGAAATAAAATCAATGAACGAAGCCGAAAATGGCGAAATGTTCATTGAAGGGTATGGTGCTTATTTTGGTAATATTGACGGTTTAAAAGACATTATAGAAAAAGGTGCTTTTACAAAAACATTATCAGAAAATAAAGGTAGAATTGCTTTTTGTTGGCAACATGAAATTGATGAACCTATTGGAAAGATTGAAACTATTGAGGAAGATGATTTAGGTTTGAAATTAAAAGTTCGTATTTCCGATTCTGAAAATGAAATTAAAACCAAAATACGTGAGGGTATTTTAAAAGAAATGTCGGTAGGTTTCCAAACAATGATTGCAACTTATGACGAAATAACTGATATTCGCAATATTAAAGAAGTTAAGTTATGGGAAGTTTCGCTTGTAACGATTGCAGCAAATGAATTAGCTGTAATAACAAACATTAAATCAGTAGAAGATAAACAAGAACAACTTGAAAAATATATCGATAGATTAATTGAAAATACAAAAGATAAAAATAATAAATTTGAACTACTTAAACTAAAATCACTTTTTGATTTTGAGCCGTCTAAGACACTTGAAGTAATTGAAAAGCCGATTGAAGAAAAAAAGGGATTGAATTTGAGCAAATTTAAATTTATAAATAACTAAAGAAATGAAAAAACTTGAAACTAAAGGATTAGAGGGTGCTGATTTGGACTTTGCTAATCAACATAATGAAATGATTGATGCTTTAGAAGCAAAATCATTAAATATTGAGCAACTTGAAAAAAAGATGCTTGCATTGGAAGCCGTAGAATCAAAAAACTACGACAAAGAAGTATTAGAGTTGAAAAACGCTATTCTTACTTTGGAAACTGAAATAGCTAAGAAATCTGCTATCCGTACAAACGAAGTAAAATCTTTGGAACAAGTAATTGTTGACGAGATTAAGTCTTTAGGTGTAAACAATGTTGCTGAATTGAAAGCATATTTGAAGAAAAACGGAACACAAGAGCTTGAAATTAAGACTATTGCTGCTATTGCTTCAACTGCAAATACTGACACCATTGGTAGAACAAACCTTGACAACATGGTTCGTTGGACACCAACTGTAGCTAATGCTTTCTTGCAGAATTTCCGTACAGTTGCAGAAGCTAGCAATAAATCGAAATTTGGGTATGTAGAAGGTTCTTATACTGGTGCTGCTGCTTATGTAGGAGAAGGTACAGGTAATGGTAATAGCGATTCAGCTAGCGCATCTGCTACTTTGGCTGATTATGCAAAAGTTCAATCAGTATTGAGCGTGAACACAGAAGTTTACGAAGATATTCCTGATTTTGCTGCTGGTCTTGTTTCTCAAATGCAAATTGCTATCTCTAAATTCGTTGATGACGAAGCATTGAGTGGCGATGGCACTGCCCCTGCTGGAGTTCAACATATCAAAGGTCTTTTAGCTTATGCTACTACTTTTGTTCCTGCTGACTTTGCTGAAACAGTTTACAAACCTAATATAGCTGACTTGATGGCTGCTGTTGCTACCAAAATTGCGATTGCTGGTGTTGGTGCTTATAATGCTAATGTTGCATTTATTCACCCTATGGACTTGTTTAAATTGAAACGTGAAAAAGATAATGACGGACAACCTGTTGTTCTTAATGATTCTTTTGGAAATCCTACTATCGGGGGCATTCGTGTAGTTCCTACCGTAAAAGTAACTGCTAACACTTTGTTAGTAATGGATTCAAACATTGCTGAATGGAGAACCAAACGTGCAATGCAATTGAAAATGGGTCAAATCCTTGCTAACGATGCTCTTAACGATAAACAATCAGCTATCCTTATGGCTCGCTATCAATTGCTTATCCGCAACGCTGACGCTGTAGCTATTATGAAAGTAACTGACATTGCAACTGCTTTACAAACAATGGATAAACCATTAGTGGTTGCATAAACAAAAATATGGTGTTACATATTGTAACACCATAATTTAAAAAATTTAAATAAAAATGAAAAAGATATTATTGTTCTTAGCTATTATGGTATCGTTTGCTATTTCTGCACAAACTTTGTTGACAAGTTCAATTGCTATGCCAAGCACTTATGTAAATGTTGCTACTGATTATACCGCTACTGTTGCTGCACCTGCTGTATGGCTTATTACTGCGCCTCAAAATATTCCAACTACGCAAGATTTTATTTGTAAGTTAGACACTATTGTAGGCACAAATCCAACTAATGTTGCTGTAGCTTTATATGGTCGAAAATCAACTTTGAGTGCTTATGTTCAAATTGGAAGTACTGTAAATTGGAAATTAACTACTAAAGACACTGTTATTGTTATTTCAAATGCCACAGCTAATAGGTATCGAGAGTACAAAGCAACTTATACTTTAACTGGAGAAACTTCTGTAGTGGGAATAAAAAACCAAGAGTTTAAACTATACACCGAATGATTTATTATTCAACAGGGAAAGGCACTTATAAGCGTGGCGAAATAGGTGCTGCCGTTGAAACAGACGAAGCAACGGCAAAAGTCCTTATAGAAAAAGGCTATTTGACAGAATCGAAAACTGCAAATAAAGTTGTTGAAGCAAAAGTTGAAGCGGATATTCCTATTGAAGTTATTCAACCTATTTTAGAAAAAGAACCTGAAATAAAAAGGATTGAAAGAAAAAAGAGAAGTCCAAATAAGGTTTCTAAAAAAATA